GCGTTGTGGTATGATCTACATGAATTAGGAAATGCACTGTTTCGCAAGTTGGCAAACCAGGCCGATTCATTCAAGAACATTGCCGCTTTTCAGGGCGGTAATGACGAGTCTGTCAAAGCTTTTCAGGACGCCTCGGACGGTGACGGTATTCATTACACTGGATCAAAACCCGAAAAAATTAGTGCAGGCGGCATAGATCAACCAACGCTAGCGTTCTTCTTGCAGGTACGTAATCTTTACAGTTACTTTGCTGGCAACTTGGATAGTTTGGGCGGTCTTGCACCGCAGACTGAAACGGTGGGGCAGGACAAGCTTCTGGCAGAGGCCGCAAGTGCTCGCATGAAGTTTATGTCTGAAAAGACGGTTGAGTTTTTGAGAGAAATATTCGAGGCGTTGGCTTGGTTTGATTGGACTGATCCGGTTCGCAAAAGATCTATTACTCGCAAGATCGGTTCGCATGGTCTAACCATAGATAGCGAGTGGTCAGCAGAAACAAGGGAAGGCGACTTCCTTGATTATAATTTTGATATTGATGTCTATTCGATTCAGGACGATTCGCCGGAATCGAAACTTGCTCGGATAGGTGCAGTGTTTGAAAGATATGTCGTGCCTTCCATGCCTTTGATTCAGGCTCAGGGTGGCGAGGTTGATATAAAAATGTTATTCGAGTTGCTTGCTAAATATTCTGACACTCCAGAAATTGCCGACATAGTGAAGTTTGGCAAAACGGAGGATGGACCACAGGAGCAACCTTACGGAAATCCCGAACCCACGAAGATGCCTGCTAATACGACGAGAACAAATGTTAGAGTTAATCGTTCTGCTGGAGGAACGCAGGCGGCCAAGGACAATACTATGAGTCAATTACTTTTGGGCGGACAGGGAAACGAACAGCAGAATGAATCAGCGATGGGAGCACAGTAATGCCACAGTATTGTTATAGAAGCAAAACGAATAAGGTTATCGAGAAGACGTTTTCGATAAAAGATTCTATACCCAGAATGGTTACGGTTGATAGAACTGACTATCATCGAAGCTTTCAGGACGAAAACGCAAGCACCCAGGCGAGTTCAGGTTGGCCTATGGAGTGCTGCGCGAGCGGCGTGCATCCTGACCAAGCCGGAGAATTGAGACGTGAATTTGATAAGCAGGGTGTTCCCACGGAAGTGACCGAGGGCGGAGATCCTATATACCGAAATGCGAAACATAGAAAAAGAGCGTTGACTTGTAGAGGTCTGCATGATAAATCTAGCTATAACTGATACAGTAATACAACAACAGGAAGAGGACATTATGAGCGACGAAACAAAAACAGAAGAGACCACAGCCATTGAACCCATCGTAAAAGAAATTCCGGTAATTGGAGATGTCACTCCCGATCTTGCCAAAGAAATCGAAACTGGCGTTGCTTCCGTTGAAGCTGAATCAAAGCTTGAAGCAGAATCTGAATCAGAAGAAGAGCCAAAAGAAATTTTAGAAGAAAAGTCGGAAGAAGCAAAACCGGCTGAAAAAGAATCTACAGAAGAGAAGAAGGTTGAACCTGAAAAAGATGTGGCGATACCAGACGCTCTTTTAGAGAGAGCAGCACAATTGGGCATGAAGCTAGTTGATGCCAAATCATTCCAAAATGCGAAAGCTTTGGAAAGTACACTTGCGCTACTTGATAAGAAAGCTGAAGCGGAGTTTAAGGTAGACGAAAAAATTCCTGCCGAAAATAATGAAGAAGCAAATGACGTTCCCATTCTCGACCCCGAAAAATACGATGAAGGTATCATCGCTGCTTTCGATGCCGTTAATAAGAAGGTCGCAAACCTTGAAGCGGAAAATAAATCTTTGCGTAGTAACGACGATCGCGCTAGTTCTAATGCGGCAACAGCCGCCTTTGACACTTCAATCGCTGGTCTCGGCAAAGATTACGAGAAGATTCTAGGTGTTGGTGATATAAATACGATACAACCAAAAGATTTTGAATCCAGAGCGGCATTGGCACAACGTGTGTCTATGGTTAAAGCTGGATATGATTATGCTGGACGTACCGTTTCTAGTGATCAAGTTTTTGCCGAAGCAGTTAAGTTGGAATTTCCTGACGTTAAAGTGGGTTCCGTAGCAGAACAGGCTACTACTACCGCTAATACTCGGAATAACCAAATTACGAACCCTCCGGGGCGGACAGCTGCCAAGCCTAAACTAGGCGTTGAAAGTGAAATTGCGGCGCAGATAGACGCTAAGTTTGTCTCGCCTTAAAATAGACTCAAAAGAGTCGGAAGGAACCCCATGGGTATTCCTATTAGTCAGATTGATGATGCTGTACTTATGACCCAGAATGGTCTAGTAAAGCGTGGAGCTTTCGTGGATATGCAGACTGATCTAACCGATCATGTTGCGGTACGAGAGATGTGGAAGAAGAAAAAACATAAGTTTGAGGGCGGGATCAATTGGGAGACATCATATCAGATGGATCACAATCATTCTGCTAAACCTGTCGGACTCTTTGAGGAAGACGGATCAAGCATTAATGATGTAATGGTCAAGAGCGAAGTTGATCAGCGTCATTTGAACGCTCATTACACTTATGACCAGCGCGAAAAAGATTTTCAGCGTGGTGGACTCGCTATCGTTGATCTTGTAAAAGGTCGCTATGTGCAAATGATGGTTTCTTTTTATGAAATGTTGGAAGACATTCTCTGGACAAAGCCTGTTGATAGCACCGATTTGAAAACTCCGTTTGGTATTGCTTACTGGGTAGTCAAAAATGCTGCTATTGGTTTTAATGGCGGCAACCCTGCTGGATTCGCTGCAGGACGTGGTGGTATTGATAGCTCGGTTTATCCGCGCTACAGCAATTACACTGGCCAATACACCAATGTCAGCAAACAGGATCTCATTAAGAAGATGAAGACTGCCTGTCGTAAGATTAAATTCCGGTCTGTTGTTTCTCATGCCCAACCTTCTGGTGGTGGTATGGCTAACGGTATCTACATGAACGAAGAGACAGTGTCGCTGATGGAAGATATTCTGGATACTCAGAACATGAACTTAGGTAATGATGTTGCAAGTTCATCGAATCGCTCATTGTTCAAGGGGCGTGATATGACTTATGTTCCTTATCTGGACAATGACTCTACTGATCCTATTTATCTTCTGGATTGGAAGTATCTCATGATTGGTGTTCTGGCTGGTTGGGAAAACAACCTCTCGAAACCGTCTGTTGTTTCTAACAAGCACACAGTTCGTCGTGTTGATTTGGATGTTACTCTGAATATGCTTTGTGCTGACCCTCGTCGTCAGTGTGTATTCAGCAAGTAAGGTTTTTGTTTGCCCCGTTGAAAGACGGGGCTTGCTTGACTGCAAAGTCAGGTTATTGTTAAAAGAAAAGGTATAAAATGAATAAATCATTGAACGCACACGTAAGTATGGAAAACAAGATCATCGAAATGGTCTGGTATGGTGGTTCTGACGCTATTTTTGAGGGTGAAGGTGTTTGCTATAACACTGACTTAGGCACTGAAACAGAGCCCAATGGTCGTCGTTCCAACTATGTTGAACGTCCGAGTTCTTCAAACAACCGCGCTTTTGCTGGTGTTGCCGCTCGCAACTATCCCGCAAATGCAGGTGCATTAAATGGTCGTATGATCGAGATTTGCATCCCTGGTAGTGTATGTAAGGTTGCTCTTGGTGCTGATACAGTTATCAATGTTGGTCGTCTGACTTGTCAGGCTGGTGGAGCTGCTGGACGTTTTGTTGACACTGGCTTTGCTGGACGTGGTTCTATCATTCCTCGTCAGACTGTTACTGCGTTGCTAGAAAGCAACAAAGCCGGAACTGGTTCGCTATTAGCTACAGACGGAAAAACCCTAACTGTGTCGGACTCGTCTGATATGAGCGTTGGTGATACCGTTGCATTTTTGGGTGGTGAAGATGATGCTACAGGTGCTTTGGTTCCTGGTCGTTATACTATTGCAAGCATTACTGATGGGACAACTATCGTACTGTCTACAATGGCACTTGACGTTGTTTCTACAGGTACGATTAGCTGTAGTTTCTACATCTACACTGGTAATCCTACTTGCATGGCCAAACTTGAAGACGGCGAAGAGTCCGGGCTTGTTGAGTGGATTAGTCCTGTAAATGCTGGTAACGCTGCTCAGACTCACATGGTGGGCGGAATAACCTATGTTAATGGCGGCATCACCATTGGTGCTGACGTCGATATCATCCCTGCCGACGGAACATTGCTTGGCGAGAAAAAGGGTGTTGTTCTGATGGGTGCTTTGACTACGAATGACCTGACTGTCGTTCCTGCTACTGCTGGCATTATGCTGGCTGGTACTGCATTAACCGAGATCACGGGCATGAACACGGCTGCTGACGCTTGGTATGGTCAGTGGACTGGACTATGGCGCACTATCATGGTTATTGGTGGTGCTACAGAAGAATAAAATCTGACGTCTCACGACGTTGTTGCTGGGGTGCGTCTGTCCTGTTGTGGACGTATCCCCGGCTTTTTTCAACAGATCAACAGGGTGGGAGAAATAATATGAGTGATCGTATTGATGAACATGGAGCGCAGGCATTTGGTGTAATGGGTTTTTCTAAAAAACTGCCGGATGGGCTTGTAAAAACATACAAGCAACTTCGCTTTTGTAAAGATCGTATTCAGCCCGGACGTATGAGTCCTGAAATGCTGGCAACATGCGTTGTTATTTCTGGTAATGTTGGTGTTTTGAACAAACTGATGGAATTCAAAAAAGAAGTTCAGGAAGAGGTTCCGGTAGAAGAAGTCCCTAACGACCCCACGCCTAAAAAGGTTCCTAAACATGATCCTGAAATCGGTGACGATGTTTTGCTTAGTATTGATGGAGAAAATGTTCTTGCTGTAATGGTTGAGGGGGAAGTTCCTGAAGGTCATATAGCAGTTGTGCGTGATGATGATGAGCTCGGCAAAATTATGGCCGTTCCGCTGTCATTAGTAACTCTCAGTGAATAAGGTATGTTATGGCTGAATCAGGACTTTCTATAGGGTTTCCTGATCTACAAGTTGAGGTCGGTGTCTATCTAGGGATAGGCCCGACTGCCGCTTCGTGGAGTGCGGAGAATACCGCTTTGGTAGATCGCGTAATTCAGTCAGGCATTCGTCAATTTTACTATCCTCCTTCCGATAATCCTCGCAATGTCCACGAATGGTCGTTTCTGCGACCTACGACGACACTGTCTACGGTTGTCGATCAATGGGAATATGATCTGCCAGACGATTTTAGTAGAATTGTTGGCAACCTTTATTATGATGATGCTATTTCGCTGACCTCAGTTCCTATTATAGCATACGGGACGTTGTTAGAACTTAGAGCTCAGACAGATAGTTCGTCAGTTTCCAGAGTAGCTGCGGTTCGTGCGAAAGCGACAGACGCAACTACTGGCCAACGTAGCGAACTTCTCTTGCATTCTCCGCCGGACGCGGTTTATGTTCTGACATATCAGTACGAAGCATTCAATGGAAAATTAACTGCCGTCGCTCCGTATCCTTTGGGTGGCATGAAATATGCGGAGACAATCATCTCAAGTTGTCTGGCCGTCGCTGAATACCGTGTAAATAGCGAACGCGGAATACATTGGGAAAAGTTTTTAGCAAATCTGTCTACCGCCGTTGCGGGAGACAGAAATTCGGGTGCGGTGAACTTCGGTTATATGGGCGACCCTCATAATTCAACCGTAAGTACGCGGCATAATTGTAGAAGCAGTTACCCTATCACCTATAAGGGCGATACATGGTAGTAAAGAAAGGTAGGACGAAATGATTGATAGAGTATGTTCACTTACGCGTCAAAGCGTACCAAATGCAGAAAATGAAGGTTTGCTTAGTGCTAGCGGAGCTACTGTACCAGCGGCGACAACTAACGGTTATCAGACCGGATGTATTTTCAGCCACACAGATGGAAGTGCTGGAACTGCGTTTTATGTCAACGAAGGTACATTTGATTCTTGTGATTTTGCGGCTGTAGCTGGATTGACTGCGGACCAGGAAGCATTGCTTTCAGCCACTGCTGGTACGGTTTCGGCATCTAAGGCTGTGATTGTTGATGCAAGCAAGGATATTACCGGCTTGAATGATGTTGCCGTTGACGGAACGCTTGATGTTACTGGGGTATTGTCATTAACTGCCGCTCCGGTTGTTACTGCTGTAACGGCCGCCGCTTCTGAAACTGCTACGATGACCAACGCTCCGGCCGCAGGTAATCCTAGTTTATGGCTTACAGTTACTGTGGATTCTGTCGACTATGTGATTCCTGCATTTGCTTCTGCATAATAGAATAGATTCAGGGGGTTTGCAGTGGGTAGTCGCAAAAAACTGGATATTAAGTTCCCTCTAGGGGGGTTGAATAGGCGTGCGTCGTTTCGTCAACAGCCCCCTTACGCTACTACAGACTGTCTGAACGTTCGTCCTTTTGACCCTATCGCTGGCAGGGAACGAGGGGGTAGCCGTCCCGGTCTAATCAATTCTCATGTGATTGATTCCACTAATCCTATCAGATTGCTTTATGGAATGGATCTATCGCTGGGAAATGGGTTTGTAGTGGCCGGGGATGAGTTCGGCGGTAGCGGATCAGTTATGTCTCAAGCTTGGACACAGGCGTCTTGGGCTACCGATATGCCTCTGGTTACTGAATCGGCTCTCGCTTCTATAAGCTATGCTGTTTCTGAAGGTGACGCTGTATACGATTCGCTTGACATAGATACTTCCGAAAGTTATTCGGTGGAAATGTTTATAGCTCCTACTGACACCCATAATGGGTCTTACCGTCTTTATGCCAGGATGAATGATACTACTCCCGACATAGAGACGGATGGACTTGAAGTTGAAATAACATTTGCCACCGATGGAAGCGGAGATAAAGCGATTTGGTCTCATTCTACTATTGCTGGAGTTACGACAAACGAACTAATCTCTGACGTTTCTGATACTGGTTCTGCGGCAGGTTGGTTGTCTTTGTTGATAACCGGAGATACGATCAAGTATTACTGGAACGGATCCTATGTAGGAACTAATGATATTGATACTCATTCGGGACTTAGAACCGGCATGGGCATGACTTGCGTTAAAGTTGGTGGAATTTGTCTTGTAGATTCGTTTAGAGTTCAGTTTTACAGCACTACTCAAAAAACTGGATCAAGATCTATGTTGGTGTGCAGTGCAGGCGGAGATCTCTTCCGCGAAACTTTTAGTGGATTGCTGGAGATTTTGTCATCCAGTATGTCTTTGAATGCTGACAATCCTTTGACCGCTGCTCAAAGCGGACAAGAGCTTGTGATTGCTGACTTCGGATTGGTTCTTTCTGGAATTGGCAACGTTACCGGTAGCGAACTTGTTGATACGGACGTGCTAGATTGGGGAGCTGAAGAAGTTTCTATCTACGATCATGTTGTTGTCATAACCAATGGCACGGGAACTGTGACTGATGGGACGTATGACATTATAGTTGTTTATACAGATAGCATCATAATTGAGACTGCTATCGGCACGGGAACGGCATCTTACAGCATTCAGCGTTCGCCTAAAGTTTACGATCCGGCGGCGGACACTTTGTCTATAATTTCTGCCACTGCTGGCCAAGTTCCTAGCGGGAACCATCTTGTCACTAGATTTCTTGATCGAATAGTATTCGCAGGAGATCCTAATGCGCCTCATGTTTGGTATATGAGTCGTCAAGGCGATTTTCGAGACTGGGATTATTCGCAGACTGACGCTCAAAGAGCTGTTGCGGGAACTGCTTCTGATGCAGGGCTTCCGGGAGCACCCATCACGGCGTTGATTGCTCACCATGACGACTATCTTATAATAGCTTGCGCTGATTCCTTGTGGCGTATGAGAGGCGATCCCGCGTATGGAGGCACACTAACGCTCATAACAAGTAAGGTCGGCTGTGTGGGGGCTAATGCGTGGACTATAGGTCCTACCGGAGAATTGATATTTCTTAGTCGTGGCGGAATATATATGCTTGCCGCTTCGGGCAATTCTATGCCCGTCCCCGTTTCTCCTGAAGTTCTTCCTCGTGAATTAATGAGTACCGACTCCAAGCTTTCGTCGATAAGTCTCGAATATGATCACATGGGTAGAGGTGTTCACGTTTATGTTACGCCTGAATCTTTCGACGGCAAACTTCACTGGTGGATGGACTGGGCGCGAAAAACATTCTGGCCAGTACTCTTTGGTACTACTCTTGAACCTACCGCAACGACTTCTTTGTCTTCTAATTCAGCCGAAGACAGTTCTGTAATATTGGGCTGTCGTGATGGTAGAATCAGAAAGTATCACAACATGTCTCAAAATGACACCGGTGTTGAGTTTGAAGCATACGCCTTAATGGGACCGGTTCCTTTGGGCGACGACTACAACGCCGGTGTTTTGCGCGAATTGATAGGCATTATGGGGGTTGGCAGCGAAGATGTCACATGGGGTGTTCAGGTAGCTAAATACTGGGAGGGATCAACAACCGCAACCGCCATGGCAACAGGAACCTGGACTGCAGGTTTGAACCCTGTTGTTAGGTCTGGTGGACGAGGTCAGGCTTTATGTGTCAAGGTCTCAAGTTCAGGAAAATGGGCTGTCGATTCCATTCATGCTAAGCGCGAACTTGCAGGAAGATCTGGTGTTTAATGTCAGTTGATCTCAGAATTCCTAACTGCGAAGTTCCTGACGAGGTTCGACGAACATTTACTGATCTCATTCAAGCTTTTGTACCGGATACTCATTTAACGGATTACAACCATGGAAATATATCGTTGAATTCAGCACTCAGACATACAGCCGTAACCGCAACAGACTCAACTGAAATAGATTTTACTTTGACAGGGCAGGATTTGACCGCAAGTATTATTGCCGCTTCCATAGACGAGACTAAGTTAGATGCGAGTGTTAATTCTAGTTTAGATTTGGCTGATAGTGCGATTCAAGATATTAGTGGCAAAGCGGACAAGACAAACGTATTGGAGTTAGACAATACAACGGCGTTCACGCCTAATGCTAATCATGAGCCTGCTACAAAGAAGTACGTCGATGACAGCTGGTCGGTTTCTTATAGATCGGTTGGCATTGGTTCTGGAGCCTTGTCGAAGACAAATAGCAACTGCTCTATTGCGGTGGGATATAAGGCGGGACAGCAGGCATACGCTTCTGGCGACGGCAACGCCAACAACAGTATTTTTATAGGTTATAAGGCTGGGCTTTTTCTGTACGGTCAGAGTAATAAAATTATCATTGATTCTACGGGTCGTTTGGGAGAGCAACTCATTTACGGCGATTCATATTTACAGACTCTTGATGTTGCCGGAGATTTATCGGCAAATAAAGACGACGCTAAAATAGTCTTGCGTGATAAAATAGCCAACAGAACTGTATTAGAACGAGATACAACTGAAAACGGGTTTAGCATAAAAAATCAGACGTATACTGGCAGCGGTCTGGTAAGTGAGATTCCAGAGTTTCCCGACCCCGCACCTCAAATAACAGCAACGGCTACCGAGGAATTTGGTCTTATTGGGTATGGGTATCTTCCGGTGCTGTATCCGCATTCTTTTTTTGAAATACTTGGGTCTGAAACTGATGGTGCTTTCCAATCGGACCCAACGACGTTTTGGGGTTTTGACAATTGGATCAATCCTGGCACGGGGGGGCAGTGGCACTCTTGGGGAAAACTGTTGCTCCACGGTCATTGGCCTGCAACCCAAGATATAAGAAGTATTGAATTCGATTTAGTAGCACGAGGAAACGAGCCTGTCAAACTTACTGTTACAGTCGTTGGTGACGGCGACAGAATAATCTTATTAAATAAGGCTCCCACCGCAGCCGGTACCTCAACTTACAAACTTATAATTACTAACCCCATTAATTTTCTTGATATTGAATTTCTTTTTGAATCATGGACCATAGGCAATCTAGGTGTCAATGGTGTTAAAGTTACTCACATAAGACTTTTGGGTGAACAAGATCTTGATAGCGAGTACACCGTTCTTGATGCCAGACCCAGTGAAGACACTCTTGATGTAGGGCTGAATACGTTCAGCAACGCTGGCAGTGCCACAGTGGTCAAAGGTCGC